TCATCCCACAAGCCGTACTCCTTTTATTCCACCTTCAATCATACTTCCGCGATCAGCAGCCATAACAAAATCAGCCCACCATTGCATCATTGGACGTCGTTGCTCAAGATAATCGCTTCGATTGTAAGCTCGTCGTACCTCATTTTTGTCTACATGAGCCAATGCTGCCTCGATAACATCAGGCGGAAATCCTTGCTCATTGAGAGCTGTACTTGCGATAGAACGCAAGCCATGAGAAACGAGAACACCTCCTAACCCAGCACGCTTGAGTGCTGCATTCACTGTTTGGCTGTTCATTGGCTGGGTTGGTTTGATGCGACTGGGAAAGATAAATTCTCGACCACCACTGAGGGACTTCATCATTTCCAGAATTGAGATAGCCTCATCCGATAGTGGAACCGTATGGTCTCGGTTCATCTTCATTCGAGCTGCTGGAATTTTCCATTCTTTAGCATTGAAATCGATCTCATCCCATCGTGCCTCAGCAGCTTCGGCAGGGCGGGTAACGGTGAGAAGCTGCCACATGAACAGACACCGCGTGGACACACTGATACTTGCCGTACGCATTGTTTGCATTAACTGTGGAAGTTGATCCGGGCGGATACTTGGCATGTTTTTCTTCTGCGGTTTCTCGAATGCTTTCCCGATATTTACACTGGGAACTGCATCAATCAGGCCTGTGTTCTGTGCATAAATCATGACTTCATTAATACGCTGACAAAGGCGGCGAACAGTCTCTAATGCCCCCCTAGCCTGAACCGGCTGAACTGCTTTAACCAGAGTATGAGCCTTAATCTCAGTGACACTGATATCACCGATTGCTGGAAAAATATCTCTCTCAAGTGAGCGCCAGATATCGTCAGCATAGTCCTCTGTTACGCTGGCTTTCTTCACATTCCACCAACGCTCAGCAACTAACAAGAAGGTATTAGTTTTGGCCTCTTGAGAATTTCTCACCTGTTCTTTCTGATGTTCCTGAGGATCAATGTCTTTCGCCAATAAAACTTTAGATTCGGCTCTGAGTTTACGTGCATCAGAAAGCGAGACGGCAGGGTAGGCACCGAAGCTCTGTTTGGTTCGCTGCTTGGTCAGAGGCCGATAGTAACGGAATTGCCAGAGCTTACTTCCACTGGATTTGATTAACAGAGTAAGTCCGTCACCATCATACAACTGGTAATCGGCATCTTTAGGTTTAGCGGCTTTGATTTCCGTATCGGTTAACGGCTTTGTTTTTCTTGCCATGGGGAGTCTCCATGCGTTTAGGCCCAACGAAAACAATAGAGCTTTTCGTTGGGCCTATCAATGGGCCTAAAAGGTTCGGATTTAATTAGTTCTCTTCGGACTTCGCGGGACAAATTGAAGGCACAAAAAAGCCCGCAGGGCTTGCGCCGTGCGGGCTCTTAGGACTTCATCGGATGACTCTGGTAATCACCGATGGAGAATTTTGGTGGAGCTGGCGGGAGTTGAACCCGTGTCCGAATGTTTTTAAATTACTAATAAATATTAATTATTTTCCCATAAAAATCCGCGCGGCTCCTTTACGGCTCCTTTCGTGTCCCGCCGCTGGCAAGTAGTGGTCTTCGCTCAGTGTTTCCGTCGTACTCTTTCAAATAAGATCCGTAATGCCTGAAGAGCATCTCCGGTCCCTTGTGGCCCATCTGTCCGGCGAGCCAGAAAAGGTTGGCGCCCTGGCTGATGTGGCGCGTCGCAAATGTATGCCGGGTCTGGTAAGGGTTGCGGTACCTAATCCCCGCCTTACGTAAAGTTGGGACCCAGGCTTTTTTGCGGATCGCGTCTGCGCTGGCCCACGGCTTATTCGTTTTCGGATCCTCGAATATCGTTGCATCTTTCATGAAGGTGAAAGTTTTTTGATTCGCCAGCACTGCCATCGCCACATCGTTAAGTTCTACTTTACGTGTACCTGCCTTTGTTTTCGTTCCCTTGATAATGCCTACCACACTCGCGTTCTGTACGTGCGCAGTCCTCCCGATAAAGTCGATATCGCGCCAGCGCAGCGCGCATAATTCCGAACTGCGTAAACCCGTCTGGATAGCGAACATAAACAGATTTTCCCACTGCTTATTACCGGCAGAGGCGAGGAGGGCATCTACTTCTGCTGGTGAAAGCGGATCGACAATATAGTCACTGTCAGCAGTCGATTTGTCGCTTTGGTAGCGGGATGCTGTTACCAGAGATACCGGGTTGAGTTGAAGCACGCCATCTGTTACAGCCTCATCAAGCGCAGATCGCAGGAAAGATAGTTGGTTGCGAATTGTCTTTAGCGTGGTGGTGCGGCTCTGGATCCATGCTTTCATCGCCGCCGGCGTCAGCTCGCTTGCAGGCAGTGAATGAAGGGCTACCAGAGCGCTACGACATTTTTTATAACCGCCAATAGTAGACGGCGAAAGTTTTCGCGTTTCACAGATGTTGATGTATTCGTCCAGGTACATTTTTATTGTTTTTCCAGCAGCCGCATTGCCAAATAATTTTAACCGTGCGGATCGCGGGAAATATTCTGCATAAACGAATGTTCCACGCTCGATTTGATTATGAATTTCGCCGAGGGTCCGCTCGGCGTATTTCAAGTTTTTGGGGCTCACTTCTAAATTGGAAAGGGGCTCTCTGCATTTCACCCCTTTATAAGTGAACGTAATATTAATGGTTTCACCCTGGCTGTGCTTCCTGATGGTCACGCCGCGCGGGAGTTTAGGCGACTCTGTCTTGCCCATTTAGCTACCTCACTTAGATCAATCCATCTCTCCTTAACGCCTTCCACCTTCAGCACTTGAACTCCCTCCCGCCACACACCACGCTGCACACGTTTATTAATGGCTTCGAGAGTCTCGCCTGTTTCACTGCAATAAGTTGAGATAGGGACACAATCGAGGTTCAGCATAATTTTCTCCACTAGCCCGGCTGCACCCGGGCGTTTATCTTAATCAATATTATCGTTGGCGATCGGGATGAGTCGTTGCCATATTGCCGAAACATACTTCGCCTGGTGTCGCGCATCTGCCAGGGCGTTATGCATATCACCTTCGAAGGGAATTTCGTAGCGCGGGTTAAACCCGACAGCGCGGCCCAACTCTACGATTGTTCGTACATCGCGGTCATTCCAGAATTGCCATGGGCAGAAAAGGCCATGACGTTCGAAAGAGGCCCGGGCGATCACGTTGTCGAAAGCTGCCCCGTTCCCCCAAACCTGCAGGTTTTTCGAAATACAGTTTTCATCTATCAGGCGCCTTAGACCGCCGAGCGCATTGGTGATATGCACGCGGCGGCCGCTGGTGATCGCCGCCCGAGCTTCCGCGCTTTGTTTCATCCACCATAAAATAGTGCTGGGATCCGCAACTGCATCCATTACCATCGAGGTCTCCAGATCCACAACGGCGTAGTACTCCGGACCCAGCTCTCCTGAGGAGGGCTCAAACAGCACGGCCCCGATCGCGATGATGGGTGCGGTAGGCTTATTGCCCATCGTCTCAAGGTCAATCATTAAATGGTTCATATTTTTGTCTCCTGCTGTGGCACCGCCGCAATCATCGCCGCCCAACATAACTTAGCCCGGTGCGCCGCCTGCTCGCAGCCACTCATGGCCTCGAATATCGCCCATGCTTCGGGATCGCGGAGCTCTTCGCGCAGCTCTGCCTCGAAACCAGCAATTACCATGTCTTCTGTCGGCTCAACCGGCACAGCCACCCATCCATCGCACAACTTGTAAGGCTGGCTTACAGGTTTCACATACCCGCTGTGCTTATCCCCGTCATAATCGAGGATGTATGGCCGATCCGGTTTCTCTCCAATGAGGTAACGAACGCGATCAGCAGCATAGAGAACGCGACCTGGATAATCTGAGCGGTCGATCGTTATGCCATCCTGTATGCCTTCTCCTTTGCGATGCAGGATGGCTGTCCAATTCTCCTTGCCATTTGATTCCGGCATCGATTTATAAAACACGGTCAGCTCCGGCTGCGGTAACTGTGGTGCTGCGTAGAGAATGCGCAAACCCTCAGCCCCAAGATTAACGTGGTCGTTATACTGCACCTTATCCAGGTCTCGCCACTGGTCGCCATGCCGAACCTGATACACCGCCTCCTGCTCCGTGCCATCCGTCAGCGCTGCCAGTGTGATTTCAGCCTGGCGCAGGCGAAGCGCTGTTTGCCAGGATGGGATTAGCTCGTCACGCTCTCGCCAGAACTCAACATCTTCGCGGGTTAGTTCGACTAACTGCTCTTTGGTGAATTCAGTCATTCCATGCCTCCAGCTCGTTCTGAATCTCTTCATCTATCTCGTCGTTGCTGGCCTCATCATTGAGATAGCTCAACGCTTCTTTCCGGTACTGTTCTCGGCGGGTGGCGTACCACGCGGAGAACTCTGGCGTCCAACCCGGCTCATCCCCTTTGAAATCCACCCGGGCGTTACCTTCTGCCATACGCTCGACCATACAGTGAGCAGTAGTCAGGGCGCATTCGCGAATACAACTGTGAAGGTGATGCTTACGCCACCAGGGGCTTACTTTCGAATCGCAGCGGCCTTTGAACTCAACTTCCCAGCGGCGAATACAGCGTGCGTTTAAAGATTTGCTCATGGGTTAATCCTTCCGGTCAGGCGCTCACGAAAAGTAAGTTTACGAGGAGCTGATAGCGTCTCGGCATCAGTGACTTCAACAACCACGTAAGCACAATCACAGAAGGGCTTTTGGCGTTGAGTGGTTAAGTAAGCAGCATCCTTCTCAGGTGAATCGCGATCCGTTGATTCGAGTTGGTGGACGGTGAAGCCTCTGCTGTGAACATGCCATCCATGAATGACTGCGATATAACGAGCCATATCACTACTCTCCCTTGATGCTGACGCCAGCGAGCCAGTTACGAATGCCGATATACTCAGCGTTTCGGAAGCCGCTTTTGACGTAGATGAACGGCAGCCTAAGGTTGTGACCGTTACTCGCCAGGTAGTCTTTGCAGCCCTGTTCGGTGAAGCAGCAAGTAACGAACTCATCAATTTCTTTCACTGCAATCCTGCGCCATTTTTCTGGCGGCTCGCGATAGTTTTCATGGTGCAATTCGAGGCGCATTCTTTGGCGTTCATTGGCCTCGTTCCCATCCTCATCAACCCACACGATTCGGTCATGGTCATAGTCTTCATGAGCAACAATTTCTCGCTTCTGGTAGACGCAAAACATCGGCTCTGAGGTAACGCGATTATCCTGTGTTCGAATATTTTCACTGATGACAGCGAATGAATCAGGAGCAGCCAGCGCATCCCGCTGCTTCGCCTTTTCGCGCAGTGCCACCAGTGAAACATCCAATCGTGTGGCCAGCTCCCTTACCATTTCTGCCGACGCTTTCGGCAAATAGCGTGCAGCATGGTGGGCGGCGTGAATTAACTGGACATTAGTCAGGCGCATTTGCGGATCCCCATCAGCTCGTTGAACCGGGCCACGAACAGACCGTAGGCCTGCACCGGGCGTAGCGGAATAACGGTAAACAGATCGGTTGGCGGGATACCGACGAGGACTGGCCACACCGTGCCGTCGTCGATGTCCAAATCTCGGCGTTCTGTACCGAGCATGACCAGGTCGGCATATTTAACGGTTGGGTGCTGGTGGGCCGGCAGTCCGAACTTCTCGCGGATCACGCCATCCACATACGCTTCAACACGACGGTAGTCAGGCAGAATACGCTTCAGCGGTGCGGGAATATCCTGGACATAGGCTTCAGCTGCATCATGCAGAAGCGCTTCGAGCGCGAACTCTGCGGGAACCAGCTGGCTCACCAGCACCGAATGCTGCGCAACGCTGTAGAACTCCGGCAGGTGGCCGGCAAAGCGGCAGATGTGGGAAAGAGCCGTGGCGATATCCTCGATCACGATATCTTCGTGATGAATATCGAGGTAGTTAATATGCTTCCCGGACAGTGTCTGAATATATGACATTACGTGTTCTCCATTAATACGCGCTGCACCGCGCCTGATTTTTGGTTGAGCGAATCCCTCGCCTGCTGGCGATCGTTAATTTAATTTCGCTTCACTAAATGCCCCTGCTGCGGGGCATTTAAGGCAACGTAATTAAGCGCTGAAAGAACCGATAAAGGTTTCCACCTGGCTGCCTTTGAACTTCTCGACCAGCAGATCACGGAACTCGGTGGCCATATCTTCCTGCTGGGCTTCCAGCTGGACAATACGCAGCACCAGAGTAGGGCGATCGCCGCCGATGATGCTCAGCCGCAGTTTGAATGGACGCTCCGCCAGACCTTCGAACGGCACGCAGCGAAACTCGAACGCCACCGGCATGATGTCCTGCGTACGAGCTTCAACGCTTTCCATCAGAGAACGCTTACCGCTGAAGTCCTGATCCTCATAGTCCGCCTTCTGGATGGACTCGATAGTGATTTTGCGGATCGCTGCTGCTGATTTTTTGGCGTCAATAACCTCGCCGTCGGCATCAAAGCCGGTCAGGTTTTCTGCCCAGTCTTCCAGCCACTCAGCCAGTTCTTTCTGAGAGTGACGATCGCCATTAATGGACAGCAAGGAAGAAAACGGGGCGGTCTTTTTCAGCGCCAGCTGCGCGGTGTTGTCTGCATGCCCTGGGCTTTCAATTGTGCCGAGGTTGAAGACCGCTGCGGCGCGCATATCGTCGGCGTTGATAAAGCAACGGCTACCTTCAGCAGCGTACCCAGTTGAATAGCGCGTAAAGTCTTCAATGCTGGCGGTGGCCATCTTGCCGCGGAAGCGGTAGCGCTCCATGCAAAGCGATTCCAGGCTCTCAATGCGGACACCCTGCGGAACGACAGCTGCAGGGCAATCCACACTTTCAAGCTTCTCTTCAATGAAGCGGGAGAGGGTCAGATCGCTAATTTTTTCTATCGCGGTACCGTCTAAAGAGTGGGACATGATTCTTCCTTAAGAAAAAGTGAAAGGGTTATTGCTGGGCGCGCAGTTTCGCGTCAGCGTCGCCGGCAAGGGTGAACAACTGGCCCTGATCTTCCTGCAGGATGGTCAGCTTGCCGCCGCGGTTCACATACATTGGGGTTTCGGTGGTGTCCTCTTCGGAAGACTTTCCACGCGGGGTAGGGCGCACATAGGAGAGCTTGTGCTTGATGTTGACGCGCTTCTCTTCAACAGAATTGCTCATGCGGTCAATTTCAAACGTCAGGGTTACCTTCCCTTTCTGGCCGTTGTTCAGCACGCCAAAAGCTACTTCACTAAGTGCGACGGCGATCTTGTTCTCGAACACCCCGCCGTCCAGTTCGCCCAGGAAATCGGGCACTTTGGTTAAACGTTCATTACTCATCGGTTTACCCTCAGAAGGCGGCTGCCACCGCCGGTTAGTTTCTCCACACAACACAGGAGAGCACCTGCGGTTAGGAGGCCGCCCGGGTGGATTGGGTTATGAGCCCGTCACCCGGTGATGCTCTCGTGTGTTGTGTAAAAAGGGGCGGTACCAGCCATCAAGGGAAAAACCGGTACCGCCAAACAACTACCACGCTTGCTTTTAAGATTACGGTTGTGGGCCAAGTGCTGATCTTCTGGTTGCCGTCGTGCGGCTGCAATTCACCACAACTGGAAGCGCACTCCGCTGTTTTCACACCTGTCACCCATAACTGGTTTGAAGGAGTGCGCTTCCATGTTGTGCCGTGAAATTAAGCATACCCGCAGGTATATATTTAAATCAATACCTACGGGTAAATATTTTGGGAATGAGAAATCGACCATTACAAAATGGCGAGACAGGGGATCGGAAATGGGAGTAAACGGCGACGTTAGCCGCCGTTTTTGTTACTTCAGCATGAGCCTGGCTTCAATAACTACGCCAATGATTCGGCAGTTACCGTTGATAGGGATCATGGGATAGATTGGATTTAGCGGCTTGAGATACTTCTGGCCTGCATCGATAACCAATTTTTTGAAAGTGGCTTCAGAGGCGTCAAGCTTGGCAACGACAAGGTCTCCGTTCTCAGCATCACGGCCAGTATCGACAAAAATCATCATGCCTTCAGGAATACTGAGCCCAGCTGGCGAAGTCATCGAGTCGCCCTGCACCTTCAGCCAGAACGCCGGACCCATTACATGGGCGGAAGATTCAGGCCACTCGTCTATGTCGTTTAATGAATATGGTTCCAGGGCTTCAGACCATGCCCCAGCTTGAACCCAGCTTATCAATGGATATCCCTTCATACGGCTTGGTTGCTTTGTAACTCGTATGTTTTGCACATCTTGAGCCACAAGTCCATCCATCCAACCGCGCGGCAGATTAAAAGATCTTTCGATTATCTCTACCATATCATCGGCGATACGTTTCTTACCCGATTTGCCTTCAGGGTATAACATCCGCGAAACATATGATGGTTCCCGGTCAATTTTGCGGGCGATGCTTACCGCCTTGCCGTCGCAGTAATCATCCCTCAGCTGTATGAGGCGCAGCCTTCGTTTTTCGTATTTATCCATGCTGATGAGCATAGCTAAGTTTACCTTGTGGTAAATAACCCCTGGGTATTGAATTTTACTTTACCTATGGGTATATTCTCTTGAGGGCATAAACCACCAAGAGGAAAAACAATGGACGAACTGAGGGCCTTTCTGAACAGCCTTACGCTGGCAGAGCAACGCGAGTTCGCAAAAAAGTGTGGCACTACGCTGAATTCGCTGCGCGTGGCACTCGCAAAAAACTCCGCACTGGGCACAGAACTGTCAGTGGCGATCGAGCTGCATAGCGACGGAGCGGTAACCCGCAAACAGCTTCATCCCGATCGCTGGAAATACATGTGGCCAGAGCTGGAAAACTGTCCGAAGCGTGACAGCTAACCGAAAGCTTAGTGCGTAATTAACGTTACACAATTAAGCCGAATTGATGAACTACCAAAGGAAAAACAACATGGTAGAGCAAAGTTTAAAAGAAGTAGTCAAGTCGATGTGCAAAGCCTATCCGGGTGGGCGTGAGGCGATGGCTGGCGCTCTGGGTATGAAGCTTTCCCAGTTCAACAACAACCTGTACGAGAAGAACGGCTGCCGCTTCTTTGAAGTGAACGAGCTGGAAGCGATGGAGGACATTTCGAACACGTCACTTTTGGCTGATTACTTCGCTCAACGTCGCGGCGCGCTGCTGGTGGACATTCCCCAGCTTGATGATCTGGACCGGGTTGATCTCTTCACTCGAGCTATGCGCACAGCAGCTGCACGCGGTCGCGTAGATCAGATTATCCAGACGGCATTGGAGGATGGGGTAATCGAGGTACATGAAGCAGAAGAAATTCACGAACATCACCGCCGCCACCTGGCTGCACGTGAAGAAGAGATTCGCGCGATCGTCGCATTGTTCAGCCGTAAGAAAAGCCAAAAGAAATGACACCCGCGAGTGTGCAGCTCCGGGCGTCGTGGCGTGTCGTAATCTGTGGAGAACTAACGCATGAACAGTTTAAACCGATACAGACCAGCTAAGCAATTCCGTTGCCCGCCGCTGGTAGGGCGAAATGCCCCGTTCGGCTATGTGGAAAGAATACAAACAGCCGGCGGTACCCACAACTACCAGCCATCAGGTGATGTGGTAGGGACATTTGCAGCAATGAATGACCAGGGGCGTAAAGCATGGAACCTCTTGATCGGCGTTACCGAGACTACCGAGGAGTCGAAGTCAATGTCATCGGATACGACCGCGAACGGCGGCAAGTTATCTTCCTGCGAAAAGGCTACGAGCATGAATGCATGCAGCCTCTTGAGCGGTTCAGGGAAAAATTTAGCAGGGTTAAGGTAGGTCCAGATGAGCATGGAATTAATGGTCAGAGCCATGAAAGCTAAGGTGGGTAATCCGCTGCGCAAGCTCGTGCTGATCAAACTAGCAGATAACGCCAGTGATCAGGGCGAATGCTGGCCCTCCGTTCCCTATATCGCAGAGCAGTGCGAGATATCTGAGCGCTCTGTGCAAAACCATATCAAACAGCTGGTTGAGGATGGTCTGGTATCGGTTGAAGTCCGCAAGGCGGCCACAGGTCTGAACCGTACCAACGTCTATAAACTCAACCTTCCCAGTGGTGCAAATGCTGCACCCTCTGGTGCACGTCCTGCACCGGGTGGTGAATCTCCTGCACCAGGGGGTGAATCTGCTGCACCGGTTAGTGGTGCAGGAGCTGCACCCGGAACCAGTCAGTTCTCTGAACCAGTCAATGAACCAGTCAATGAAAACTTATTTGATCTGGCCTGGGCGTTATATCCGAAGCGGGCAGGTGGTAACTCGAAAAGCGCTGCGTTGAAAGCCTGGGATGCCCGTGTTCGCGAAGGCGTTTCACCTCTCGTCATGCTGGAGGGCGTTAAGCGCTATGCCGGGTTTGTTGCTCAAACAGGCAAGACCGGGACCGAGTTCGTGAAACAGGCCAAAACCTTCTTCGGCCCTGACAGGCACTACGAAGACGACTGGATGACTCCAGCAAGTTCCGGCATCAAAGAGGATCCGCTTTTTAAATCCAGCTATGTCGGCACCGACTATTCGCAGGGAGCCAAAGGTTTCCGGGTGGTGAACGGATGAGATACGGATCTGTTTGCAGCGGTATCGAAGCGGCGAGCGTTGCCTGGAAATCCCTTGGCTGGGAGGCGGCATGGTTCTCCGAGATAGAGAAGTTCCCCGCAGCTGTTCTGGCGGCGCGGTGGCCTGAGGTTGCCAACCTTGGCGATATGACCATGATTGCGGCGGCCATTCGGGGCGGTGCCGTAGAAGCTCCTGATGTACTGGTGGGTGGTACACCGTGCCAGGCATTCAGCATTGCTGGATTACGCAACGGTCTCGCCGACACGCGCGGCCAGTTGACCCTTTCTTACGTGGAATTAGCCAATGCAATCGACGCAAAACGCCGCGAGCGCGGTGAGCCAGAATCAATCATCGTCTGGGAAAACGTCCCCGGCGTGCTCAGCAGCAAAGACAATGCCTTCGGGTGCTTTCTGGCAGGACTTGCCGGAGAAAGCAGTGAGTTGCAGCCATCAGGGGGAAAATGGACGCACGCAGGTTGTGTGTCTGGACCACAAAGGGTTATCGCCTGGCGTGTCCTTGATGCTCAATTTTTCGGAGTGGCCCAACGACGCCGCCGTGTGTTCGTTGTCGCAAGTGCTCGAAAAGGATTCGATCCCGCAGAAGTACTTTTTGAGTTCGACAGCGTGCGCCGGGATACTGCGCCGCGCAGAGAAACGCAAAAGGCTGTTGCCGCCCTTACTGCACGAGGCGTTGGAACGTGTGGCGCAGACGACAACCAGGCACAAGCTGGACACCTGATTGCTTTTGGCGGTGGCAATACTGCCGGTCATATTGATGTGGCGACCGCCTGCACCGCGCATGGGATCAGGTTGGATTTTGATACTGAGACTTTCGCAGTGCACGGCACGCAGGATCCAGACACTAATTGCGAACTGGCACACACACTCGGGCGCAACAACGGGCAAGAAAACGCCTGCATTGCATTTAGCTACAAAGATAATGGCGCTGATGCGACGCCGGATCTGTCCCCAACAATTCGCGCAGGAAACCACGATAAAAGCCATGCTAACAGCGGCCAACCTCCAGCTATTGCGTATGCATTCAAAGCCGGACAGGGTGCTAAAGCTGGTGGAATTGGTTACGCGGAAGAGCAATCACCGACATTAACCAGCGCCAGCAGCGGAACCAACCTTGCACCAGCGGTAATGCATGGCGTAGCAGTGCGTCGACTGACACCAGTCGAGTGCGAGCGCCTTCAGGGTTTCCCTGACAATCACACCCTGATTAGCTGGCGCGGAAAGGATGCAGATGATTGCCCTGATGGCCCGCGCTACAAAGCTATTGGCAACAGCATGGCGGTACCAGTGATGCGCTGGATTGGCGAGCGCATCGCCGCGAAACTGGCAGAGGCAGAGCTGGTGGCGTCACCAGCATCACCACCAGCCCGCACCTGGCAGCGCCCTTTCCTCAAGTGGGCTGGTGGCAAATACCACCAGTTGGCTGATATCGATCGCCTGATCCCTGCCGGGCAGCGCCTGATAGAGCCATTTGTGGGTGGCGGTTCGGTGTTCATCAACTCCGTCAAGCACAGCTCCTTCCTGTTGGCGGACGTCAATGCAGATCTTATTCACCTCTACCAGATGCTGGCCGTGGCACCGGATGCAGTATTGCGCCATGCCCGCCTGCTGTTCGGCACCATGAACAGCGCCGTAGGTTACGCCGCTGTTGCTGAGGAATTCAACTTGCAACTGATGGGCGGGCCGGAGCGCGCCGCCGCTTTCCTGTATCTGAATCGCCATTGTTTCAACGGGCTGATCAGGTACAACCTGGCCGGGAAATTTAACGTCGGCTGGGGTAAATACCCGAATCCGTATTTTCCTGAAAAGGAACTCGAGGCGTTCACCGCGCTGGCACACAACTGCGTATTCATGAGCGCCGGTTACCGCCGTACGCTGTCGCTGGCGGGTCAGGGTGATGTCGTTTACTGCGATCCACCGTACGAGCCGCTGCCCGGCACTAACGGTTTCACAAACTATGCACCCGGTGGGTTTAGGTGGGATGACCAGATCGACCTGGCGGAATGTTGTGTTGCCGCCCATCAGCGCGGTGCCCGGGTAGTGATAAGCAACTCATCAGCGCCCCGCATCATTGAGCTTTACCAGCAGCACGGCTTCAAACTCAACTACGTCCGCGCCCGGCGCGCGATATCCAGTAAATCCAGTACACGCGAAACCGTCAGCGATATCGTTGCGGTTCTGTAGGGGGTAGCAGTGGTCAATAAATCATTAACGGTGCGCCAGCAGGAGGTTTTCGATCTGCTGGTGAAATACCAGAGCGAGCACGGTTATCCGCCGACTATTTCAGAGCTGTCCCGCATGATGGGAGTTGTGTCGCCGAATGCGGCCGCCCTGCAGTTACGTGCGTTGCAGCGCAAAGAGGCAATAACGATAGTCCCGGGCGCGCATCGCGGCATAAAAATCAACAGCCAGCCATCGCAGATGATCCCGGAGGGTGAATGAAACTGGTGCTGCCGTTCCCTCCGAGCGTAAACACCTACTGGCGCGCCCCGAATAAGGGGCCGCTGGCCGGTCGCCACCTCATCAGCGCCAAAGGGCGTGCGTACCAGAGCGATGCCTGCGCTGCGATCATCGAGCAACTGCGCAGATTACCGAAGCCCAGCAGCGCGCCAGCGGCGGTGGAGATCGTTCTTTTCCCGCCGGACGCGCGGCGCCGCGACATCGACAACTATAACAAAGCGCTGTTCGATGCGCTGACCCACGCAGGCATATGGGAGGACGACAGCCAGATCAAGCGAATGCTGGTGGAGTGGGGACCAGTAACACCGAAAGGAAAGGTAGAAATCACGATCAGTAAGTACGAACTGGCGGGTGCAGCCGCCTGATAAGTGGAGATCAGCATGAGTCAGTTAATTAACGTTAAAAATGATCCGGGCTTTCCGGCGATGAGTAGCCTCGAAATTGCCGGGCTGTGCGATAAGCGGCACGACAATGTGATGGCAGACATCAGGACTATGCTTCAGCAACTCAATATTTCATCTCCTGAATTCTCAGGAGATTACCTAGACGATCGAGGAAGGCGCTATCCACTGTACCATTTGCCGAAGGACCTATGCCTAACCCTAGTATCAGGCTACAGCGTGGTGCTTCGTAAGCGCATTATTGACCGCTGGCTGGAACTGGAGAGCGGCCAACAGATGAGCGTACCTCAGACGTTGCCGGAGGCGCTACGTCTTGCCGCTGATCTTGCCGAGCAGAAAGAGAGGCTGACGGTGGAGTTGGCCGCCGCCGCTCCGAAGGTGGAGTTTGTCGATCGCTACTGTACCGCCAGCGGTTCGCTCTCATTCCGCCAGGTGGCGAAGCTGCTTAAAGCCAAAGAGACTGAATTCCGCCTTTTCCTGATCGAGAACGACATCATGTATCGGCTCGGCGGTGCGCTGACGCCGCGGCACCAGCATATCGATGCCGGGCGCTTTGAGGTTAAAACGGGAACGTCCACCACATCTAACCACGCTTTCAGTCAGGCGCGCTTTACGGCTAAAGGGGTGAGGTGGATCGGCGGATTGTGGGCAGAGCATATCGCTAAAGGGAATGCTGCGTGAGAGCGTTACTAACCCCAGTCGTCATAAAAGAGTTCGGGATCGTGGCTTTTCGGCCTGGTCCCGAGCTTATGCCGCATTTCCATCGTGGTCGCATTCTGCTGGAAAACGAGCCGGAACGCCTGGCGGGTCTACCGACCGGGGAGATCCCGGCGGCGCGGCAGCCGCTGGCGGAGGACCCAGAAATGGTAGCCGTGTTTGAGCATGCCGATGTAATTAAGCGGGCTGGTGGCCTGTCATGTCTGGAAGGCTGGCTGATGCGGGAATCCGGCTGCCAGTACCGGCACAGCGACTACCACCACCATGAAATGGTCACCATGCGGCATGCGCCCGGCGTGCTGCGGCTGTGCTGGGCCTGCGATGTCCGGGTGCGAGAGCAATTTACTAACGAACTGGCGGGCATTGCGCGGGAGAACCTGGTAGCCTGGCTACTGTCGGTTGTTCGCGCCGGGCTGGGTTTCGATGATTCGCACGCCGTGACCCTGCCTGAACTGTGCTGGTGGCTGACGCTCAACAAGCTGGCGCACGCCATACCTGAGACGGTAGCGCGCAAGGTCCTGCGTATTCCGGCAGAGAAAGTGCAGTCGGTGACGCGTGAGGCTGACATTGTGCCGTCGGTACCGCCCACCAGCATTGTTGAGGAGGCCGTTAAAAAGGTGCTGGCGCTGCATGTAGATCCGGAGACGCCCGAATCCTTCATGCTCAGGCCTAAGCGCCGACGCTGGCAAAACGAGAAATACACCCGCTGGATAAAGGCGCAGCAGTGCGCATGTTGCCAGAACCCGGCAGACGACCCCCACCACCTGATCGGCCACGGCATGGGTGGTATGGGCACCAAAGCGCATGATTTGTTCGTGATTCCGCTGTGCAGGGCGCATCACGACGAATTGCACGCTGACGCTGTGGCATTTGAAGCGAAGTACGGCACGCAGCCGGAGCTGCTGCTGAAAACATTAGACCGGGCGCTGGCCATCGGCGCATTGGCGTAGACGGAGTGGAGAACGCTATGAATTTGGACGGAGTTTTAAAATTTTTTGCACCGAAAGGGATGCACATCTCTGATAGCGTGCGCGCAACCGCGGGCGATCAGTTAACGGTAACCGACATCATGGCGGCGCTGGGAATGACCCAGGCTGACGCCGGGATTGGTTTGGCTATGTACCTGGGTAAGGCGGGCATCAGCCCGCAGGATAAGGAAGCGGCCATCTCCTGGCTGACGGAGTACGCCAAACAGCATGCACCAATGGCAGTGCGCAAAGCTGCTGGTAAAAAGTTTCCACTCTGCATGCGGATCCTCGCCAGGTACGCCTTCAAGGATTACGCCTCATCAGCTGCGGACAGTACCGACTGCCCGAAATGTAAGGGGAAGGGCCTCATTACAAAATCCAGCGTGATAACCAAAAGCCATTACACAATGCGTCTGCCTCAATTTGCTAAGGATCTGGGTCAGTCTCCATCTGATTTTGAAGTCTTCCGCCAGGTGAAGGATGTGGACCACCAGCTGTGTGGCAAGTGCAACGGTACCGGGCAGATCAGTAAGCGCTGCCAGTGCGGTGGATCAGGTAAGACCCTTGACCGCAAGCAAACTGAGTTGCAGGGCGCGCCGGTTTATAAGGAGTGCAAACGCTGTGAGGGACGGGGATACAGCAGGCCGAAATCATCGGTGGCGTATCGCGGCGTTTTGGCCGAGCTGGACAGTCTTCCTGATCGTACCTGGCGATACAGCTGGAAGCCGTTCTATGAAAGCCTGGTGACGAAATGCTTTCAGGAGGAGAGCAACGCAGATGCGGAACTCAAAAAAGTAACAAGAGTGCAAAGTTTGCTCTAAATCTCATATTTTAGCGGCACGTTACTTGCAATATTGCCGTTTTTGTGTAAATTTGACGTTAACGATGGGCATTGTATGTTCACAGTTAATCTTTAAAAACTAAACCTCGCTTTAGCGGGGTTTTTTTTCGGATTAACCTTACCAACATTGAAACTACCAGCGCGGAAAAGGTAAAATCGCTCTTCCCGTTTCGTCTGGATGACAACAATGTTCCAAGCTTTCCAAACAGCAGTATTCAAAAGCGTTGCTGAGCAGTTAAAAGAGCGGTTTCCTCATAAATCGCTGGGGCTTGTCTTCGCGGACGAACTGGTTTTGAAGGATATGGAGTTTCTAAAAACTCATAACAAACTCCGTTGGGATCCGGGTTTAAAGTCCAGGACATTCATCGACATGATGGAAGAGCACCCCATCAAGCTGGTTGTTTACTATCGAGGCGAACCGATTGGTTTTGCTTTCGGTTGCTACTCCAAAGAAAAGCAAGCGGTTCATATTTGCTGGATGGAAAAACGGAATGATGCTCATGAGGATCTGGACCATCAGATGCTTGGTATCGTTTTAGATTGTTTCGCCACATACGCACAATTTCTGCAACGTCGTGGTGAGACTATTGGTACGATAGCTTTAATCAGCCCAGTCGATGGTGCCATGAGGTACTATACTGATAGTGGTTTTGAGTATGTAGCCGACTACGATCACGGTGGTAGCGCTATGATTCTGAAGAATCGTATCCAGGCTGATTAGTAGTGTGAGTGATGTTCCTAATTTTGTATTGGATTAGTACAAAACTGTTGTAAACAACTTTTAGTTGATGCAATCTGGGCTCACTACAAAGTATCTAAAAATGAACTACGCTTAAATTTACTCATTTTTCAAGTAATTGACTTAATTACTTGCACACGCTTTAACTACGGTATACAGCCTGGCGCTGACGAAGGGGACTGTAATGAAACATCATGAGCAGATCGAGATGGAAGCAGCACGTCTTGTTGCTGAACTCTTTGCTGATAACGCTTCTCCAATGGAAACATTTGGCATTACATGGAGCCAAACTCAGATGTTAGAACGCAAAAATCCAGGGATCGTTATCAAACTCGCACCTGATGACGGCAAGAGACGAGCCTGCTGCTGAAAAATCGAATTCTAGAAACGCCCCTTGAGGGCGTTTTTTATGCGCCAAGATCCACTAGTGGATTCACTTCAGACTATTACATCCCAGGGCTGCCATCAGGCGGCCTTTTCTATTCTAGGCTCCCGGAACCCCGATCACTCCTCTTGTCGTTAATTCGTCCGGATAGCCTGATCCCTTCCCATACGACACCCGCGAACCAGCGAGGTGAGAGACATGAAAATGCATAATGACCCCCACTCCTGGACGGAGTTAATCGATCTACTCCACAGCTGGTGGCGTGGTGAAACACCCATTGGCGCTGTGCTGCTGTCGGTTGTGATGGCAGTCCTGAGAATTGCCTACGGCGGCGGTGGCTGGAAAAAGATGTTGCTGGAGGGCCTGATGTGCGGCGCCATGACATTGACTGCTGTTTCCGCTCTGGACTACGTAAACCTTCCTCAATCTCTCTCCATCGCTATCGGCGGGGCGCTGGGCTTTGTCGGCGTCGAGCAGGTCCGTTCGGTGGCAAACCGCGTTATCAACGTCCGCTTTGGTGGTGACACCAAGTAAGGAACCCTATGAATCAGGCACAATTTCAGAAGGCGGCTGGGCTAAGCGCCGGGTTAGCTGCGCGCTGGTATCCGCATATCGACGCAGCAATGAAAGAGTTCGGCATCACCGCAGTTAACGATCAGGCCATGTTCATCGCGCAGCTGGGCCATGAGTCGGCAGGCTTTACCTCGCTGGTGGAGAGCTTCAACTACTCGGTAGACGGCCTTAAGAAAACCTTTGGTAAGCGCCTGACGCCATACCAGTGCGAGATGCTGGGCCGGGTTGACGGTAAGCAGACCGCCCACCAGCCGCAGATCGCCAATCTGGTATACGGCGGTCGCATGGGCAACACCTTCGAGGGTGACGGCTGGAAATATCGTGGCCGTGGCCTGCTGCAGATCACCGGGCGTGAGAACTACACCAAATGCGGTGCGGCCCTGAAACTGGATCTGGTGAGCACTCCGGAGCTGCTGGTGCAGGAACGACACGCTGCCCGGTCGGCGGCCTGGTTCTTTGCGTTACGCGGTTGCCTGTTGTATTCCGGCGACATCGTGCGAGTCACGCAGATCATCAACGGCGGGCAGAATGGACTGGCTGACCGGAAGGTGCGTTACAGCCGGGCGCTGGCGGCGCTGTCATGAGGCTGCGTTACGTTCTGCTGGCGCTGGTGGTCGCTGTCTCGGTTACCGCGGCGATCGCCTGGCGTTCTGGCTGGAGTGCGCACGCCGACCATAGCAACGCGCTGGCGGCAAAGAAGAAAGAAAAAGCCGAGAAGATTATTCAGCCGGTAGAAGAGAAAGCCGCTGCGGCCACCGCCGAGAGCAAAGTGATCTACCGAACCATTACCCGCGACGTGGTGAAATATGTTCAGTCTCCGGATCGTACTATGTGCCAGTTTGACGATGCTGCTGTGCAGCTGCGCCAGCGTGCAATCGACGCTGCCAATTCCATCAGCGGATTTGATGCAGGAGCCGTGCAGAGGAAGTAACGCTGGCACCAATAGCGATGACGATCTGCAGGCTGATATCGAAACTGCGGAATGCCTGCGCCAGCTGCGCCTCGATAAGTATCGCTGGCAGGCCTGGTATAACGCCGTTAAGTGAGCAGCCCCAGGCGCTTTAAAGCAGAGTGCCTGATGATGTTCTTCACTCTGCACAACACGGTTAGCCACGCTGTGAAGCGTTGCGAAGCTGGCCCATCAACCCACAGGTAAATCAATGAGCGAAGCAAAACCGCAGGATGGCAGCACCGTTAAAGGCTACCGAGAGCTGTCTTTTGGCGAAATTGGCAAGATGAACCAGTTTAAGGATCTCAGCCGCCAGTTTATTAAGTTACTGCGGGAGCATGTAGGTGATGTACAACGCACTCCTCACGACTGGGAAGCAGTTGAGTGGATTAAGCAGGCAGAATTCGATATGAAGCGAGCCTGTATGGCTGCCTGTCGTTCAGTAGCGAGACCCGACGACGATTGCTAAGGCATTACAGCAGGCATTCACTGAGTGCCTGTGATAATGGCAAATGAAAAGAGGCGGGAAGTGATTCCCGCCAGGAGAGTTAGAAACTCCGTGGAGAATGGGAAAGTACAGATGAAATTTCTTCTTTCGATAAATCCCAGCTACGGTTTACGGCATCAATTTTTGCAAATTCAGCGAGCATTGCGTTGTAAAGATGCTCGGTATGAGAGTGGGTATTTGCGATTGGTTGCTGTTGTTCAGGGTAGCGATTAAATGTCTGATACGCCTCAATGATGCTGAAGTAATCACTTTCATTATTACCATCAAAGCCAGGAATCTGAATAATCCCATCATGGATTTTAAGATGATGCTCTTTCGCTAACTCCTTCTGCTCATCTTGATTAAGTTTTCTGAATGCATTGGAAAGGCCGCGATACATATTCAAAACAGAGGTGACGAAATCACGATCTTCTTTGCTGGGTTCATCACTATCCAGCCACGCATGCTCAGCTTTCAGCACCCACACATTTCCTGATGTAATAGCATATTTAACAATCTCTGGGTCAATATCAGTTTTGATACCCAAATGAATGGCGATGTCGCACAACAAAATCGTATTGATTTTATCTTTAATATCCATGAAGTAACCCTCTGAAGTAAAAGGTTAATATCAACACGCATTTGCTTGTTAAGTCTATAGATCCAGCTCACATCAACATTAAATATCTGCATGAAGATATTCTGCGCTGCCCTTTGTGCAGGCTCACCGTAAGCTGTAAGGAGATGTACGTATGCCGCCACGCACACCAAAGGCCTGTCGCGTTCGCGGCTGTCGCACGACAACAACAGACCCCTCAGGCTACTGCGACGCACACAAGGGTGAAGGATGGAAGCAATACAAACCCGGCCAGACCAGGCACCAGCGCGGCTACGGCACGAAGTGGGAGACCATCCGTGCGCGGATTCTTAAGCGTGACAAAGGGCTGTGCCAGGAGCATCTGAAGCAGGGTGTTGCCAAGTCGGCGTCATGCGTTGACCACATCACCCCGAAGGCACACGGCGGCACTGACGCTGACTCCAACCTGCAGAGCCTGTGCTGGTCCTGCCATGCCAGGAAGACCGCGCGCGACCGCATCAAGTGAGAGTGATTATCAACTGCGTCAGGCCGGGGGAGGGGGCGGTCAAATCCCTGCGGCCGACCGCCTTCCGGACTGCCCGCCTCCTCGTTTTTTTATACCCGCGAAAAATCAAATTTAACCAGGAGTGTCGCTTATGGCTGGAACGGCGGGGCGTTCCGGGCGCCGCCCAAAGCCAACGGCGCGCAAGGAGCTGGCCGGGAATCCCGGTAAGCGAGCCCTGAATAAAGAAGAGCCGGTGTTCACCCCCATCAAGGGTGTGGCGCCGCCGGACTGGTTTGAAGAAGAGAATCTGCCGCTCGCGGCGATCATGTGGGAACTGACCACAAAAGAATTATGCGGGCAGGGCCTGATCTGCGTTACCGATCTCGCCGTGCTCGAGCGCTGGTGTGTCGCGTACGAGTTCTGGCGCCGAGCAGTAAAGAATATCGCTGTTGAAGGCCTGTCCATAACCGGTGCGATGGGTGGCAAGATAAAGAATCCTGAGTTGACCGCGAAGAAAGAACAGGAATCGGAGATGAGTTCTACCGGTTCGATGCTGGGCCTCGACCCCAGCAGCCGCCAGCGTCTGATCGGTCTCGCCGGCCAGAAGAAAACCTCCAACCCATTCCTTAAGATGATCAGCTCATGAGCCGGAAATCGTATCCCAACGTTAACGCCGCGAATCAATACGCCCGCAACGTTGTGCGGGGGAAGATCCCGGCATGCCAGTATGTCATTCAGGCCTGCCAGCGCCATATCGACGATATGGCACAGGAGAAGAGCCGTAAATTCCGGTACCGCTTTGATAAAGACATCGCGGAGAAGGCCGCAAAGTTTATTCAGTTTCTGCCGCACACAAAGGGGGAGTGGGCGTTCAAGAGGATGCCGATCACCCTGGAGCCGTGGCAACTGTTTATCATCTGCTGTGCCTTCGGCTGGGTGCAGAAAGGTACAAAGCTTCGCCGATTCCGGGAGGTTTATACCGAGATCCCCCGTAAGAATGGCAAGTCGGCGATCTCTGCCGGTGTAGCGCTGTACTGCTTTACCTGTGACAACGAATTCGGTGCCGAGGTCTATTCTGGCGCCACGACAGAAAAGCAGGCGTGGGAAGTTTTCCGGCCTGCGCGCCTGATGTGCAAACGCACCCCGATGTTGGTGGAGGCGTTCGGCATCGAGGTCAACGCTTCAAACCTGAACCGGCCGGAAGACGGCGCCCGCTTCGAGCCGCTGATCGGTAACCCCGGCGACGGGGCCTCGCCACACTGCGCTATAGTCGACGAATATCACGAGCACCCGACTGATGCGCTGTACACCACGATGCTGACGGGCATGGGTGCCCGCCGGCAGCCGCTGATGTGGGCGATCACCACGGCGGGCTACAACATCGAAGGACCATGCTACGACAAACGCCGTGAAGTGATTGAGATGCTGAATGGCTCGGTGCCCAACGAGGAGCTGTTCGGCGTGGTTTATACGGTCGATGAAGGTGACGACTGGACCGACCCTAAGGTGCTGGAGAAAGCAAACCCGAATATGGGGGTGTCGGTCTACCGCGACTTCCTGCTGAGCCAGCAACAGCGCGCTATGAATAATCCCCGCATGGCGGGCGTGTTCAAAACGAAGCACCTCAATATCTGGGTGGCTGCCCGGGCCGCGTTCTTCAACCTGGTGTCCTGGCAGAACTGCGAAGACAAGACGCTGACGCTGGAACAGTTCGAGGGGCAACCCTGTGTGCTGGCGTTCGACCTGGCGCGCAAACTGGATATGAACAGCATGGCACGCCTGTTTACCCGGGAAATCGACGGGAAGACGCATTACTACTGCGTGGCACCACGCTTCTGGGTGCCGTATGACACGGTATACAGCGTCGAGAAAAACGAGGATCGCCGTACAGCTGAGCGCTTTCAGAAATGGGTTGAGATGGGGTTACTGACGGTAACTGACGGGGCGGAGGTGGATTACCGCTACATCCTTGAAGAGGCGAAAGCGGCAAATAGACTGAACCCGGTCAGTGAGTCACCGATTGACCCGTTTGGCGCTACCGGCCTTTCACACGATCTGGCCGATGAAGAGCTGAATCCCGTCACCATCATCCAGAACTACACCAACATGTCTGACCCGATGAAGGAGCTGGAAGCCGCCATTGAGTCGGGCCGCTTTCATCACGACGGCAACCCCATCATGAGCTGGTGTATCAGCAACGTCGTGGGTAAGTATCTGCCTGGTAACGACGATGTGGTTAAACCCATCAAAGAGCAGAACGAAAACAAAATTGACGGCGCGGTTGCGCTGATTATGACTATCGGGCGGGCAATGCTCAAAGAGCCTGGCAATTTCCTCTCATCCCTTGATCCGGACGATGACCTCCTAATTTTATGAAATCACTGATTACTGATGTTATCGGGCTGGCCGGGTACGGCCTGCTCACCGCCGGATTTTACCTGCAGTTTGGGTTGGCTCCGGCATTGATGTTCTCCGGCGGGCTCCTGCTGGTGGGCGCCCTGGCTATGGCCAGAAGGGGGAAGCGTGCTGTTTGACTCTCTGTTCAGAAGTGAATCTCTTGAGAACCCGGCCACGCCAATCAGCGGTGAACTGGTAGATGCCGACGGGTTGTTTGCGGCAGACGTATACGTCAGCCCTGAGACGGCGATGAAGCTGGCGGCGGTGTATGCCTGCATTTACGTACTGTCCTCGAACCTCGCCCAGATGCCGCTGCATGTCATGCGAAAGCACAACGGCAGGGTCGAGCCAGCGCGGGATCACCCGGCGTTTTATCTGGTTCATGATGAGCCGAACACCTGGCAGACCAGCTATAAATGGCGCGAACTGAAGCAGCGCCACATCCTCGGCTGGGGCAACGGCTACACCTGGGTTAAGCGCAGCCGCCGCGGAGAAGTCACCTCTCTGGACTGCTGCATGCCGTGGGAAACGACCCTGATTAATACCGGTGGGCGCTACACCTACGGGCTCTATAACGAAGAGGGGGCTTTCGCCATCAGCCCCGACGACATGATCCACATCCGGGCGCTGGGGAATAACCAGAAAATGGGGCTCAGTCCGGTGATGCAGCACGCCGAAACAATCGGCATGGGCATGAGCGGGCAGAAGTATACGGAAAGTTTTTTCAGCGGTAATGCCCGTCCTGCGGGGATCGTGTCAGTAAAAACAGCACTGGATAACACAAGCTGGGGCAGGCTAAAAGACCAATGGAAAAAAGCAGCCCAGGCTTTACGCAGCCAGGAAAACAAAACCATGCTGCTGCCTGCGGATCTGGATTACAAGGCGCTGACTGTGTCGCCAATTGACGCGCAGATCATCGACATGTCAAAGCTCAACCGCTCAATGATTGCCGGGATCTTCAACGTGCCGGCGCACATGATTAACGACCTGGAAAAAGCCACCTTCAGCAACATCACGCAGCAGGCCATTCAGTTTGTCCGTTACTCGATGATGCCCTGGGTGACGAACTGGGAGCAGGAGCTTAACCGCCGCCTGTTTACTAGGGCCGAGCTGGCCGCCGGGTATTACGTCCGGTTTAACCTTACTGGCCTTTTACGCGGCACCCCGCAGGAACGCGCGCAGTTCTATCACTTTGCGATCACCGATGGCTGGATGAGCCGCAACGAAGCCCGCGCTTTCGAGGATATGAACCCGGTCGACGGCCTGGACGAAATGCTCGTCAGCGTCAACGCCGCCAACCCGGCGGACGATTTCAAAACCACCAAAACCGAAAAGGAAAAAACCGATGAGTGATCGCGAGACTCGCTGTTACAGCGGTGAGGTCCGTGCCGAACAGCAGGGGGAAAAGCCCACGCGCATTATCGGTTACGGCTCGGTGTTTAACAGCCGCTCCGAACCCCTCTGGGGATTCCGCGAGATTATCAAGCCCGGCGCTTTCGATGACGTGCTGGGCGACGATATCCGCGGACTGTTCAACCACGATCCTAACTTTATTCTCGGTCGCAGCGCTTCTGGCACCCTGAGCGTTGGTGTCGATGATAAAGGGCTGAGCTACGACATCGCAGCACCTGACACCCAGACCATTCGTGATCTGGTGCTGGCACCGATGATGCGCGGTGATATCACCCAGTCGTCCTTCGCATTCAGGATCGCTCACGATGGCGAGCACTGGTACCAGGACGATGAGGGCATCGTTATTCGCGAGATTAACCGCTTTTCCCGGCTCTTTGATGTAAGCCCGGTGACCTATCCGGCCTATCAGGATGCCGATTCCGGGGTTCGCTCCATGAAAGCCTGGCAGGAAGCGCGCGACAGCGGCGCGCTGGCGCAAGCCATTAACCAACGAATGGCGCGCGAGCGCCTGCTGACTCTTCTTAACGCGTAAGGAAAAACCATGAAATTGCACGAACTGAAGCAGAAACGTAACACCATCGCTACCGACATGCGTGCCCTGCACGACAAGATTGGCGATGCAACCTGGACTGATGAACAGCGTACCCAGTGGAACGCTTCAAAATCAGAACTGGACTCGCTCGATGAGCGTATCTCCCGTGAAGAAGAGCTGCGCCGTCACGACCAGACTTTTGTTAATGAGCAGGAGCCTGAACAGCGCCAGCGTCAGGACAACCCGGAGATGCTGGCCGAAGGGCGCCGCGCTGCTGCATTTGATCGCCTTCTGCGCCACGGCTTCAGCGAACTGACCGCCGAAGAACGCCAGGCCGTCAAAGAGCTGCGCGCCCAGGGCACCACCCCTGATGATAAGGGTGGCTACACCGTACCTACCCAGATGCGCAATACCATCATCGATGCGATGAAGGCTTACGGCGGGATCGCGAGCGTTGCCCAGATTCTCAATACCTCGAACGGTCAGGATATTACCTGGTCCACTTCTGACGGTACCGCTGAAGAAGGCGAACTGCTCGCTGAAAACAGCGCAGCCACTGAAGGTGACGTGACGTTCGGTACGGCGACCCTGGGTGCCAAAAAGCTGTCATCCAAAATCATTCGCGTCTCTAACGAACTGCTTCAGGACAGCGGTGTTGATATCGAGGCATATCTGGCTGGGCGTATCGCGCAGCGCATTGGCCGCGGCGAAGCAAAATATCTGGTCCAGGGTACCGGTGCCGGTACACCTCTCCAGCCGAAGGGGCTTGTCGCATCAGTCACAGGAACTGTGAGTACCGGTAACGCTGCTTCATTCCAGTGGCAGGAAATGAACTCGCTGAAGCATGCGTTGGATCCCGCTTACCGCGCTGGTCCTAAATTCCGCTGGGCCTTCAACGATACGACTCTTCAATACATCGAAGAGATGGTCGACGATCAGAAGCGCCCGCTTTGGCTGCCAGATGTTGTTGGTGGAACACCTGCTACAGTGCTGGGTATTCCATATGTGATTGACCAGGCGATTGACTCAATCGCTGCCAACAAAAAATTCATTTTCCTGGGGGACTTCAACCGCTTCGTCCTGCGCCGCGTTGCTTACATGACGCTGAAGCGCCTGGTTGAACGCTACGCCGAATACGATCAGACCGCGTTCCTGGCATTCCACCGCTTCGACTGTGTACTGGAAGACACCGCAGCCATTAAAGCGCTGGTGGGCAAGGCGCCGTAATACAGAACACTGGGAAACTATGCCGCGAAAGCGGTTTTTTTATGCCCGCAATCTGATGGTTGCGGGCTGGAGACAGGCCATGGCACTAACCATTGATGAGTGCAAAGTGCAATGCCGTATTGATGGCGACGACCCTGGGGATAAACAGCTACTGGAGATCTACATCGGTGCGGCGCGTCGTAAGGCTGAGAGCTACACGAATCGCCAGCTTTATGATAATGCGCTTCCAACAAATGATCCGGATGGGTTGGTTATCAAAGATGACGTCAAACTGGCGCTTATGCTGTTGGTAGGGCACTGGTACGAAAACAGAGAGCCAGTGAACATCGGCAATATCGTGTCGACGCTGCCATTTGGCTTTGAGTCTCTTCTTGAGCCTTACCGGTTCATTGCGCTGTAGGAGGTGATATGCAGGCAGGCAGGCTGCGGCACCGCGTCATCATTCAGAATTATGTAACCACCCGCTCCCCCTCCGGTCAGCCCGTTGAGCAATGGTCTGATGGGGAAACGGTATGGGGTGAGGTTCTGGCGGTCAGCGGCCGCGAACAACTTTCCTCCGGCGCTGAGTCGCCTGAGGCAACAGTCAGGGTATGGATGCGTTTTCGTAAGGACATATCGGCTGCTTCACGGCTAAAGATACTAACGGGGCCGCTTGCCGGCGCGCTGCTTAACGTTGTTGGCCAACCAATTCCTGACAGGAAGGGCGCCCGGCTGGAAATTCTTTGCAAGAGAGGTACTGAAAAGTGATCGATCTGAATCTGGACTTCTCAGGGCTTGAGGATATCGCCCGCGACCTTACCCGGTTGAGCAAAGCTGAGAACAACAAAGTGCTTCGTGACGCCACTCGGGCTGGCGCAGGCATATTGCGTGAGGAGGTTATTGACCGGGCTCCGGTGGATACCGGAAAACTACGACGAAATGTAGTGGTGGTAACACAGCGTGGTCGAAGCGGGGAGATCACTTCTGGTGTCCATATCAGAGGCGTTAATCCCCGAACCGGTGGAAGCGACAATACGATGAAGGCGTCCAACCCGCGCAACGCCTTTTACTGGCGCTTTGTGGAACTCGGCACGTCCAAATTGGCACCTCATCCATTCGTCAGGCCCGCTTATGATGCCCGGGAGGATGAAGCTTATGCAGCTGCGGTTCAGCGCATGAATCAGGCGATCGATAAGGTGCTGAGCAAATGACTGAAGCAGATGTTTATCTTCCGCTCTCCGGCCTGGCTGGCGGACAGGTTTACCCGTACGTCGCACCTTTATCGCCGGATGGGAATGTCTCGATCTCACCTCCCTGGCTGGTCTTCTCACTGCCGCAGGAAAATTCTGCTGATGTGTTCTGTGGCGCCGCAGAGTCAATGACCACCATTCAGATCGATGTTTATGCGTTAACTGTGGACGGCGCGCGGGAACTCCGTCGCCTTGCCATTGAGGCACTTAATCCTCTCGGCATCACCGAGATTCGTAAATATCAGGATTACGAGTCAGACTCCCGACTTTATCGCTCCACGTTTGAGGCCAGCGTAACCTGGTGATCTTACAGACTCACAACCACCCGCTTAGGCGGGTTTCTTATTTTCAGGAGACAGCGAATGAGCGCTCAGTTTGAAAAATCGCAGGGCACGAAGATTCAGATCACTTCAGTGCCCGCAACTGCCACTACGATCGATGCTGCCGTGTTCCTCCCGCTGGAATGCTCGCTAAAAGAGGCGCAGTTCACCGCGGGGCAGAAGCAGGATATTGACGTCACTACGCTTTGTTCTGATGAGCAGGAGAACATTAACGGGCTGGCGGCAGCTTCTGAAGTCTCCCTATCAGGAAACTTTAAAGAAAACCCAGGCCAGGCAGCGCTGCGTGACGCCTATGACAATGACACCGTTTATGGCTTCAAAATCATCTTTCCTTCAGGTGTTGGCTTCCAGTTCTTTGCGGAGGTTCGCCAGCACACCTGGTCTACTGGTACAAACGGTGTTGTCGCCGCTACGTTCGCGCTACGCCTGAAAGGCAAGCCGACTCGTATCACGGCACCGCCGGCTGTTGCCCTGGCGTTTACTACCGATCTGCCTGCAACAAAAACCGCCGCGGTAGGCGACAACTTTTCTATTGGAGTAGTGGTTACCGGTGGCGTGCCGCCGTACCGGCTCGACTGGTACAAAAATGGCGCGCATTCCGGCCTGGGCAACACTACAACGACCATTGATTTCAATAACGCGCAGGCGAACGAAAGCGGCCATCGTCAGGTGATCGTAACCGATGCGGTGGGCGCGACCATTGTTTCAACTGTTTGTGACGTAGAAATTAGTTAACCGGAGCGCCGGGAAACCGGTGAAGAAATTACATGGGTAAAAATATTCGTGAGCTGGCACTGGCTCGTTTGTCCGGCTTCCGCAATAAAACTGAAGCCGTCAAAGAGTGGGGCGGTGCCAAGGTAATTCTGCGTGAGCCATCAGCAGAAGCATGGCTTCGCTGGCAAGAGATTGTTAAAGACAGCGATGAAGAGCTTTCCGTCTCTGAAAAGGCCATGCGTAACCTGCGCGCCGACGTAACGCTGTTTATCGATGTGGTCTGTGACGAGAATCAGGAGCCTGTTTTTACGCCTGAAGATGCCGAAGAGGTGCAGGGCGTATACGGCCCGGTTCATTCCCGACTGCTGAAGCAGGCCCTGGATCTGATAACCAGCAGTGACGACGCCAAAAAAAAGTAGCAACGCCGGGCATGAAGTTTCTGATGGCGCTGGCTCTGCGGATGGGGCGTACCCTGGCGGAGTTGCGCCAAACCATGGCTCCCAGTGAATTACTGATGTGGGCTGAATACGATCGTATCAGCCCGGTCGGGGATGTCCGGGGCGACATTCATAATGCCCAACTCGTTTCGGCAATTTATGGGGCGCAGGGCGTTAAAGTGCCGATAGACGAAGCGGTCATTCAGTGGGCGGGAGATACGGAAGAGGCCAGTCAAAAAGATCCGTTCGCCGGTTTGGAGGCTGCATTTTTGGAAGCAGCCAGATGACTTTTATCTTCACGTAGCTACTCATGCCTCGCAATGCGGGGCCTTTTTATTTCTGGGGATAGTTGAATGGCAACTCTGCGCGAACTGATTATAAAAATTTCAGCAAACTCCCAGTCGTTTCAGTCAGAAATTGCCCGTGCCTCACGTATGGGAAGTGATTACTACAAGACCATGCAGAACGGCGGACGGCAGGCAGCGGCCGCTTCACGCGATACCCGTACGGCCCTGGCTGAGGTGTCGGCTCAGCTCAATGAAACAAAATCTGCAGCAATGGGCTTGGGTGGAGCTTTTGCTGGCGCGTTCGCAACCCAACAGCTTATCAACTATGCCGACACCTGGACGCAGCTTAATAGCCGCCTGAAACTTGCTTCGGGCAGCACCGAAGAATTCACTCAGAACCAGCGTGTACTGATGGATATTAGCCAGCGCACGGGAACGAGCGTAGAAGCAAACACCAACATGTTCTCGCGCATGTCATCGTCGCTTAAGCAACTGGGGTACACAGCCTCCGATACTGCAAAGGTTACGGAGCTGGTGGCCACAACACTCCGACTTTCTGGAGCCGGTGCGAGTGAAGCCTCTGCGGTGATCACCCAGTTCGGCCAGTCCATGGCGTCAGGTGTGCTGCGCGGGGATGAGTTCAACTCCATCATGGAAAACGGAGGGAGGTTCGCCCAGGCGCTGGCTGATGGCCTTGGCGTTAATGTCGGGCAGTTGCGCGCGATGGCAGAAGCGGGGCAACTTACGGCAAACACTGTAATGCCAGCTTTGCTCGGTCAGCTATCCAGGGTACGAACTGAGGGTGCCCAGATGGGCGCGACCGTCGCGGCTTCAGCGCAACGTGTGGAAAACGCCTTTATGGCCTGGGTTGGCGGCGCCAACCAGGCGAGCGGTGCGACCAGCTCCCTGGCTGGCGGACTGGACTCCCTGGCCGAAAATATTGATTCAGTGGCAACTGCAGCAGGTGCATTGGTTGCCGTTGGTCTGGCGAGATATCTTGGTGGCATTGTATCCGGCACCGCCTCAGCGACTGCTGGCGTATTGAACGCAGCAAAAAGCGAAGTTGCTTTGGCCGAAGCCCAAGTGCGCGGTACTCAGATTTCTACGGCGCGAGCTCGCGCTGCTGTGTATCGCGCACAACAGGCGGTGGTTGCCGCACGCGGTACTGATGCTCAAGCTGCAGCGGAAAAGCGTCTTTCAGCAGCTCAGCAATCCGTGGGGCGTAATATTGCCGCCAGGACTGCCGCGCAAGGGGCTTTGAATAACGTGACAGCCGTTGGCTCGCGGCTGATGGGTGGCGCGCTGGGTCTGATCGGTGGAGTGCCGGGTCTGGTCATGCTTGGCGCTGGGGCATGGTACACCATGTACCAAAACCAGGAGCAGGCTCGTAGATCCGCACAGGAATACGCATCCACCATCGAAGAGGTTCGCGCCAGCACAAAAAACCTCAGCCTTTCTGAAACCACCGACAATCAGGCCAAAACTCGGCAGGCTCTGGATGAGCAAAACCGTTTGGTTGATGTTCAGTCATCTAAGGTGAAAAGCCTTAAGGAAGAAATTGCTGGTTATCAGTATGTGCTAGCCAACCCTGGACCGACAACCAGCGGTGGCTTCATGATCAACCACTTAACTTCTGTAGAAACGGCTACACGGGGGTTAGAAAATGCCACCGCGGCTCTGGCAGTTGAACAAGAGCGTTTGGGCCAGATGCAGGCAAAATCTCAGGACATTCAAAGTGTGCTTGAGGGACTTGAAAACCGCAGGGTTGTTCTAATTCGCCAGCAGGCCGCCGAGCAGAATGCAGCCTATCAGTCACTGCTGATGATGAATGGCCAGCACACGGAATTTAACCGACTGCTGGGGCTGGGCAATAGTTTACTGATAGCGCGACAGGGGCTTGCCGCCGTTCCGATGCGAATGCCACAGGCTGAAATTAGCGGCAAGCAGGCTGATGCTTTAGAGAAGGCAAGGCAGGATCTGGAGCTGTCAAAACTCAAAGGCGAAGCGCGCGAGCGAGCGCGTCTTGGTTTTTCTGCTGATGCTCTTGGTCTCACCAGCGATCCCGAATTCCAGACTGCTCGCCAGAATTACATCGGCACAAGCCTGGAAGCCTGGCGCAATAACGAGGCCAGCAAACCTCAGAAAAAAACGCCCAAATCTGACGAGCAGAAAGCATCTGAAAAGCTGGAGGAAACCTACAAACGTCTCATCAGTCAGCAGCAGGAGCAGATCGCTCTTTCTGGGCAAAGCACCGATCTCGCCAAAACCAAATATCAGGTTACCCGAGGGGAGTTAGCCGCTTTAACTGAAAGCCAAAAGGCGGAGTTGTTGCGTAACTCTGCTGCGCTTGATCACCTCAACGCGGTTGAGCGTCTGAAATCCCTGAATGAAGATCTTCTGAAGCCAGAGGAGGCGCTGCTAAACACCACTCGCGAACGGATTAAGTTGCTGCGGGAGGCCGCACCAGCGACCGAAGAATACCGTAAGACCATGGAGCGCATTTCCAAGGCGTCGGTTCAGGAAGCGCCCAAGTTTGGTGGTATCGATGCGTCTGTCGGCGGCGCGAGTGGCGAACTAATCCGGGTTGCTGAGGCGCAAAAAGAACTGGATAAATGGCACTCTACTCAACTTGAAATGCAGAAAAAATTGCTCGATGAGAAAGAGATCAACGAGCAGACCTATGCCGACCGTGTTGCTGAAATTAACAAGACGAACGCCATACGGCTTGAGGATATTCAGGCCGGTTACACATCAGCCAGCCTTTCCATGTTCTCAGATCTCGCTGGCCAGTCGGCGCAGCTGCTGCAGAGCATCGGTCAGGAAGGCAGCCTCGCTTACAAAACACTGTTCATCGCCAGCAAGGCGGCCGCAATGGCCCAGGCTGTGATCAACACTGAACTGGCGGCGACCAAGGCTATGGCTGAAGGTGGCATGATTATGGGGATCCCGGCGGCCACGGCAATTCGTGCAGTGGGTTACGCGTCGGTGGCCATGATTGCCGGGCAGACACTCGCGGGCATGGCGCACGATGGTATCGACAGGGTACCTGAAACTGGTACCTGGCTACTGCAAAAGGGAGAGCGTGTGGTAACCGCCAGCACCTCGGCCAAACTGGATGCAACCCTGGAGAGGGTGCAGCAGTCCCGGCAGGCTTCTGCCGCCGGTGGCACCTTCAATTTCCACAATTCATTCACCGGCAAACCTGACGACGCAACGTTGATGGCAATCGATCAGCGAAACCGGCAATTTGCAGTTTCGCTCCGTAAAGAAATGGCCGCCCAGGTTATCAAACCTGACGGGGATTTTGGCCGGGCACTGCAGTCCGTTTACCCGAACCGGAGACGAGGATAATGGCAGATATTTTCTACCCACATGATTACCTGCCAATGCCGCTGCAGGATGGCTATGGTTTCAAACCTGTCAGCCCCCTGCAGCGAACCGAAACAACATCTGGCCGTGCACGGCAGCGGCGCAAGTACACGTCAACACCAACCATCGCAACCGTGAACTGGATTTTCACGAAGCATAATCAGGCCCAGTTGTTTGAGTCCTGGTTTCGCGATGCGCTAATGGATGGGGCCGCATGGTTTCTGATGAGGCTGCAAACCCCGCTCGGCTGTCAGCAAACGTATAAATGCAGGTTCACCGACATTTATGAGGGGCCGACATTGGTTTCTCCAAAATACTGGCGTTACAGCGCGCAGCTTGAATTGTGGGAGCGGCCCTTGCTGCCGCCTGGGTGGGGGTTGTTTCCAGAGCTGGTGGCAGGGTCGGACATTATCGATCTGGCCCTGAACAAGGAGTGGCCCGAAGCATGACCAGCGCAGTTCTCAACCGGCTATACGCATCCGGCGGTGATGAGGTGATTCTGGATACGCTGCAGATCAACGTTGGTGGCCAGAGTTACTGGCTGACCCGCGGCTGGAACGACATTACCGTTACGCTTGAAACGGGGCAGAAGGCTACGTTTACCGGTTCGGCAATCGACTTGGCGCTGCCAGCGCGTAATGCCGACGGCACGCAGGATCTTAAATTCGCCATCAGCAATATCGATGGCATTGTATCAACGGCGATCTGCAATGCACTCGACAATCTTAGCAATGCGAGCCTGACCTTTCGGCGGTATGTTTCCACTGATTTGTCAGCACCCGCCTCACCGCCGTTCACCCTGGCGATCAAAGAAGGCTCATGGACCGCGACAGAAGTGCAGATCACCGCCGGCTACATGAATATTCTCGATACATCGTGGCCGCGCTACCGTTACACGTTGACGGACTTCCCGGGCCTTCGGTACCTGCAGTAGGAAATCACCATGTTTAATCCTGATAAATACCGTTCTGTCGAGTGGCAGAAGGGCGGACGCGCTTTCCCTTCGCTCGACTGCTTTGGCATCGTTAACGAGATTCGACGCGATCTGGGCCTGATCCCCTGGCCTGAATTCGCCGGGGTCACGAAAGACGACAATGGTCTCGATCGGGAAGCGCGCGGGCTGATGGCTAACCTGCAGCGTTGCGGGCCTGTGCCGGGGGCGGGCATCGCCTGCTATTCAGGATCTGTGGTGATGCATGTCGCCATCGTCGTGGAGATAGACGGTGCGCTGCATGCCGCCGAGTGCAATCCCCGCACTAACGTGACCTTTCTTCCGCTGGCGCGATTTGCGCGCCGCTTCGTTCGCGTGGAGTATTATCAGTGACGATCCGCATCTACCCATCCCGGTTACCCGGGGAACCGCTTGAAACGCATCATCATGAAACCCTGACGCTCACTGACTGGTTTGCACAGAACGTTGAGGGTTGGACTCCGGATCAGCAGCACCCGGTTGCGGTTGAAATAGAAGGCGTCCCGGTGCCGCCGGCAGAGTGGGCGCTGTGTGCTATTCGGCCTGACAGCGATGTAAGGATGTACCCGGTGCCGTACGGTACCGGTGCGGAAATCGCGCTGTGGATCGCCGTGAGCGTGGCGGTAGCCTCTGCCGCATATTCCATCTACATGATGAGCACCATGCAGACTGGCGGCGCGAGTCAGCCGAGTAATGGTGACCAACTGGAGCTGAACCCGGCAAAAGCCAACATGGCCAAGCTGGGCGATCCCATCCGGGAGGTATTTGGTCGCTACAAGGTGTGGCCGGATTATATCCTCCAGCCCGTGAGTCGCTTCGATTCCGCCGACCCCAAAAAATACGCGACCAGCATGTTTTTATGTGTGAGCGTGGGTGACGTATCAATCCCTGCCTCGGCCTTAAAGATCGGCTCCACACCCACATCAGCGTTCGGCAGTGATGTCAGCGCAACCATCTACCCGCCGGGAGCCAACGTCTCCGGCGACAGCCGCTCCGAGAACTGGTTCAACAGCGGTGAGGTGGGAAACACCACTTCGGGTACTGCAGGCCTCGACCTCGGCTCAACCGGTCCCCAGACGGTCAGCATCATCTCTGATGCCATCCTGGTCAGCGACAACACCATTACCCTGATCGCGGCCAGCGCCAGCGATGGGGAGACGGAGATCCCGGCGGCCTGGGTTATCGGTACCGTGGTTAATGTCATAGCGCCAAATTCATACCGGGTGATTAATTCCGGCGGCTATAGCGTGATTTATGGCGACGTCGATGAGCTTGCTCCGGTAATCGGGATGCCTGTATCGGTTTCATTTAACGAGTCAGACTACGACCTGTTTATCGCCAGTTACGCAGCTGGCGTTCCTGCAGTGCCCGGTGTGGGTGGTTCGACGGCCAGCATAACTGCCAGCGCCGCGCCCACCACCTACGATTTTACGGCAACGCCGGTCACGTTCACGATCGGCTGGAAAGGCACGACTTATGCTGTCTCACTAATTACCAGTTACGTCACGATGTCCGGACTGGTTAACACTATCTCCAACCAGCTTACCGGCTCTGGCCTGATCGCGCGCGATTACGGTGGGAGGTTGCAGATATTCGAGGAAAGCAGTCCGTTTGCCGGAGGCACCATCAGTCACAGCGCACTCCCGATCTCCGTATTCGGCAGCGCTCCGGTAGATGTTACCGGGGTGGCCTCGACGGGCGGTACCGCGGCGGTGGAGGCACATATCACGCTGGCGTATGACAGCGCGACAGGCAAGCCGTTCACCGGCATCCCTGACGGCGTCCAACGGATCGGTATTGGTTACGCCGACGGCCAGTTCCGCATTACCGATATTGATGACCAGACCATCACGGTTGAGCGGGTTGTCGTCACCCAGGACACCAGTGGTAATGATGTCGTCACCGTGGATCCGACATGGCCTGGGTTCACCGAACGTACGCTGCTTGATGCCCAAGTCACCGGCGTGAATGATGATTACGCCTGGCTAGGACCATTCCTTGCCTGCCCGGACGGAGAGACCACGACCGCCATTGAAAATAACTTTATCTTCCCCAACGGCCACATCCAGTACAAAAAGAACGGTGACCCTAAGTCGCACACCGTGCGGGTTCTCGTTCAGTACCGCAATGCTGCTTCAGCGGGTGCCTGGTCTCAGGTGGTTTACAACTTCACCAATAAAACAGCAGACGGTCACGGTTATACCCGGCGTATCAGCGGCCTGGCGGCGGCGCAGTATGAGGTTCGTGTGCGGCGCACGACGAAGATTGGCGGGGCGAGAACGGTCAACAATCTTTACTGGCAGGCGATGCGCTCGCGCCTGAGTAAGCGCCCGGAGAATTATGCCGGTGTGACTACCCTGGCGATGACGGTGCGCACCGGCAACCGCCTGGCGGCCCAGTCCGATCGCCGTGTTAACGTCATTCCTACACGGCTGTATAACGGACACCCTTCGCGCAGCATCAGCGGGGCGCTGTACCATGTTCTTGAATCTCTGGGTTTCCGCCCTGAACAAATTGACCGCGCAGCGATTGATGCGCTCGAGCAGACCTGGTGGACCCCCCGAGGGGAAACGTTCGACTGGGCGACCGGGGACAGCAAATCGGCGCTCGAGGTGCTGAAAATCATTACCGGTGCAGGGATGGGGTATTTCCTGCTGTCGGATGGTCTGGTATCCGCCGGTAGGGAAGGGGTAAAAAACTGGACCGGAATGATCACTCCTCAGGAGACAACTGAAGAGCTTCAGACCGCGTTCAAGGCACCTAGTCAGGACGATTATGACGGCGTGGATGTGACGTACATCAACGGCACTACGTGGGCGGAGGAAACTGTGCAGTGCCGGCAGCACGGGAATCCCACACCGTTGAAAGTCGAGGATTACAAGCTGGAAGGGGTAGTGGATCAGGATCGTGCATACCGCATAGGCATGCGGCGTTTGCTCGGTTACCAGCTTCAGCGCCTTCAGCACACCACCTCAACCGAAATGGATGCACTCTGCTATCAGTTTATGGATCGCATCATCCTCACGGATGACATCCCCGGCAACCAGACGCTGAGCTGTCTGATAACTGGCATGAGCTGGGACAGCACCGCAATCACGCTGACACTCAGCGAGCCCCCAGACTGGAGTTTCCAAAATCCGCGCGTGGTGATCCGCCATCAGGACGGCAGGGCGTCAGCGCTGCTGGTGCCGACGCGTGTTGATGATTTTACCCTGAGCATTCCGTACAGTGCTTTGCTGGCACCGGATGAGTGGGAGATGGACAGCCCGTATATCGAGCCCCCGCGCCTGATGTTCTGCTCGTCATCCCGTGTGGGGTATGATGCCCTGGTTGGCGAGATAACTCCCGGCAGTGACGGGACCAGCAGCGTGTCAGCTATTCAGTACCACCCCGGCAAATATCAGTTCGACGATGCCACCTATCCAGGCGATGTCGCATAACCTCAAAAAATCATTAACCCGCTTTGGCGGGTTTTTTTATGCCCGGAGCGAGCATGACTACCTATTTCACTAAGAATCCGCTGGGTTCTTCCAGCCCATATGATTTATTCGACAACTCTCAGAATTTTGACACGGCTGTTAACAGTATTACCGCGGCTATCTGGCGGGATCGCTTTGGGAAAGATCGCCTGAGTTGGTATGGTATCGAATCTCTCGCAACACAATCGATGCTTAAATATGGCTATATCACGGCGAAATCTTTTGAGCTGGGCTTTACCCTCCTCACTCCTAACACTGTTCTTCAGCTCGAAAGCAATGGCGAGTACTACCGCTGGGATGGGGACTGGTCACAGCCCAAAGTCGTTCCGCCTGGCTCCACTCCGGAAAGCGCGGGTGGTGTCGGGCAGGGTAAGTGGGTGGGTGTCGGTGATGCAGCACTGAGAGGGGATCTGCTCAAAGGCGCAATTCAACTGCGCGACAAAATGTCGCTGCGCGACTTTGTCAGCATTAAGGATTATGGAGCCATTGGCGATGGTACTTACCATCCGTTGTCAGAGTTTTTCGCCACGCTAGCCAGGGCGCAGGAAGTTTATCCCTTTGCTACCAGCCTGAATCAGTCTGTGGACTGGGCTGCAACCCAGAAAGCGCTGTTGCACGCAACGCGGGTATATGCCCCCGAGGGAAAATACGTCTGGACCGATACACTGGACATGGACGGCGGACAGTCGCTGCTTGGCGACGGGATGGACTCCTGGTGGCCGGGTTATGCAAACTTCACCAGGGATGAATCTGGTACCCATTTTCTGATGTACGGAACAGGGGCGCGAATTCATGAGGTTGACGGCATTTCAAGCTGCAACACGGGTGGGGGTGTAATCTCCAATCCATCAGCTGGCGATGCCTATACGGCAAACAGCCCCTCGCCATTGTACTCCCTGACGGATCTCACCAATGCCGACGCCTCCGGCGCAACGAAGGCAACGTTACGTAAATTCAGCGTGGGTATTCGCTGCTCGGGGCCAGGCGGGGTTGTGCTGGATGGATTCCGTATTGTTCCGTGGTTCAGGGGGCAGGAAGGATACAAAAACACTTCTGAAACCGGGATCGGTGATGAGTGGGATGTTGGGATCTGGCTTGAAAATACGGCCGCCAGTCGGATACGCGTACAGTCTGTCGGGTACTGGCGCATCGCCGGAGGCCTTAAAACCTGTATCCATCACGGGCAATCCGATGTGTCGGTCGGTGGCGAGCGTGACAATATAGACAAAAGTATTTTCCAGGGATTCAGGGGGATCGCGGTTCGTTCATATGATCAGTTTGCCGTCACGGCCTTCACTGCAAATACCATTGAGATCCCCTGGTCAGCCAGCCACCGTTTCCCCCTGTCCGGGAGCATCCGTGTTCAGGGAGTCGACAGGACATATACGGGGCTGACGTTTTCTGGCGGGAAACTGACATTCACCGGCGTCAATGACACAAGCGGTGTCACGACGACGTCTACAGTCAGACTTGCCGGAGACTCATTCGGCATGTCGGGCACGCAGATCAATGAAACCTATCTCTCCGCGTTAAACCATCATTCCCGGGTTATGGCGACATGCAAGGGGTTGAAAACACCCTTCACGCAGGCGTCTGCGTGCTATGAGATTTCCGGTGAGCCGTTGCGCGCAGTTAAACTCCGGGGGTGCACCGTTATTACCTGGGATGACATTCTGGGCTTTACAGCTGCCATACGGGATCACCAGCGTACCGACACTTACATGGAGTCACAGAGCTGTAAATCCGCGGTGGATGGTGCCCTTGATATTCCGGCCGGCTCCCGACTGATTGCGACCAGAATTGCGGGATCATCCGCATCAAATCCCGTATTGCAGACCACGAGCTTGCAGGCTTTTGGTTGCACATACGGGCCTGGCGTGGATATTTCCCCCCGCTATCCAGGCGATGCATCGACTCGATTCCTCACTGGAACTGGCATGTACGCACCGCGTGAAGATGTAGATACTTTCAAAATGCTACCTATGCGGCAGGATGCTTCAGAGATGCAGTCTACTAAGGACGCCTATATCACCTGTGGTGTTGGAAAATCAGTACTAGTAGGTGGCGAAACCGGGGATGCTAATCTGCAATCACGTCTTGGATCCCTCAATCTTCGAAGTGGCGTCAGGGTTAGAATGGGTGCAGCCAGTGGCACTGACTGGTGGATTTTCGACGCGACTAAGATTGCCCCAACGGATGATAACATTAAGGCGGTTGGTCAGCCGGGGAGCCGGTGCTCTGTTTTCTATGCCGGCACGGGGGCGATAAATACCTCTGATGGGCGGGAGAAAACCAAACCATTACCCATTGATGACTCCGTTCTTGATGCCTGGGAAGGTGTGCAGGTTATCGGTTACCAGTGGCTGAGCGCCATACAGGAGAAGGGTGAGGACGTAGCGCGCTGGCATTTTGGGGTTATAGCGCAGCAGGTCCGTGATGCATTTGTTGCCTGCGGACTCGATGGTACGCGTTATGGCCTGTTGTGCTACGACGAATGGGATGACAAGTTCGAACCGGTAATGGGTAAACGCACGGTCATTAACAGCAACGGAGAGGCCACAGAAGAGGAATATGAGACGGGTGAAAAGAAACTCATACTTGCGGCAGGAAACCGCTGGGGAGTGCGCCCTGATCAGTGTCTTTTTCTGGAGGCTGCAGTTACACGCCGTCGTGCTCAGAGAGCTGAAGAGAGGTTGGCTGCAATAGAGAATCGCCTTGCTAAACTTGAAGATAAATAA